TGAGAATCAACGGGGTGACACCCTTGTTGATCCTCGTAATGTCGCTTTGGGGTTATTGGCATATCTTACGAGTGCCAACATCGATAAGTTGATGAATTTCGAGTCGTAATGCATACCTCCCAATCAGGGGGGTTGTTTTACGTTAAGTACTCGAATAGACTTTTGCTGTAACAGTGACTTGGATCATACACCTCCAGAATAGGAGACATGATGAAAAGCCAAGTTAATGCTCTACTCCATGTCGTCGGGGGCATCCTTACGGATGCATCCCGGACATACCCTGAGCTTAAGGACAGTTTATCCAAAGATTTGGATAGGCTCACCCTTTATTGTCAACATAGAGATCAAACTGTGTTTTTGCTTGATCTCCCCCACCTAGAATCTCTCTTGTTGAGAGGTCTCGAGGAGGGGCGCCTGTCGCTTGAAGGGCCGTTATCAACGGCCGTGTCTTCAAGGATCAGAGTGCCGAGATTATTCTCGGGGCTCTGGTTGCGCATTTTTGACAAAAGCTCTTGTTTAAAGCATGAGGTAGATGTCAATGCTTTGTTCTTCCTCCGACAACTTTGTTTTATCGGTAAGAAGATCGAAGTGGACTGTTCCAGCGATCGAATTTATTCGAAAGTAGGAGAGTACCATGACATCGAACGAAGTCTTCGTAAACCAGGTTTCACCTGGGATTGCGATGAACTCCGCCTCGACCGGGGAGAAGATTGTTGTCCTTTCGGCCAACAGTTATCTTCCAGAAATCGCGACCATTACGGCCGCGATATGTTTCATACTGGTGATCTTTTTCATCCTCTTTCCGAAATCACATCGGTCAGAGTAGGGATTGGATCATCACATGATTCATCGGTCAAGGATAGGCGTTTGCCTTTTGATCTTATGTCTGTGCATCTTGCTCAGGCAGTGGATCATTGTAGCGCCACTGATTGGCCAGCTGGTACTTTGTTCCATGAAAGTGGATCAAGAACCGGGTTGGCTTCTCAAAGAGCTACAGACACTCGTCTCCTCAGTAATATCCAAAAAGTAGCGGATATTATCTTTTCACGCTTCGACATCTTCGATGCTGACGCTTTTAGTTTGTCAGTTTTCGATGAAGGTCGAGGTGTGGGCTTTAAACATGGCCCTGGTGCAGTTTCGGAACGGTTACGTCAACATGAGAAATCATGTTTTCCTAACTGGCCGAACAAGCTCCAAGGATCGTTTGCATGGGGTACCTGCGGAACAACTGCAGGGTCCTATGCAGTGAGGCCATCTCTTAACGAGAGTGCTTCACGTTTGATTTGCGTACCTAAGACCGCAAAAGGTCCCAGGTTAATAGCTGCAGAACCTACATCACATCAGTGGTGTCAGCAACTGCTTCTATCGTTCCTTTTCGATCAGTGTCGTAAGTCCTTTGGGACTAACTTCATTGATTTCAAGGATCAAAGCAAATCAGGTAACATGGTCTTGGAAGCATCCCTAAACCGTCATCTAGCTACAGTTGATTTATCTGATGCTAGTGATCGGCTCACGTGTTGGACCGTGGAGCGTATAATGAGGACGAATCCGCCCTTATTAGAAGCTCTGCACGCCGCACGTACGAGGCACATCAGAGACGAAGTCTCTTATGTACCGAGTTTCCTGTCATTACGGAAATTCGCCTCGCAAGGTACTGCAACGACGTTCCCAGTAATGTCTCTAGTAATGTTATGTATTGCTTTGGGTTCAACCCTCTGTAATACAAATCACATCACTTGGGACAAAATATGGAAACTTCGAACCAAGGTTCGTGTGTTTGGGGATGATATCATCCTTCCTTCACACGGGTATGAGCACATAGTGCGAGCCATGGATCTCTTACAGTTGAAAGTCAATGTAGCCAAAAGCTACCGTGGCGGTCACTTTAGAGAATCCTGTGGGACGGATGGTTTCAGGGGATATGACATTACCCCTGTTAAACCACGTACACTTAGTGCCGGCAGTCCGGCTTCGTGCCAGGCTGTAGTAGACACATCCAACAATCTCTTTAATAAAGGACTGTTTTATGCATCATACGCAGCTGAATCCCTACTCCCTACGACGGTTAAACGTCGACTCAGGATTGTGGGAAGAAACGAAGCTGGATTCTCCGGTCTCACTTCTTTCTGTGGAAGCGATGAACGCCATCTTGAAAAACGATGGAATAATCGCTTACATCGGACGGAAGTGCGAGTTTGGACTATTAGAGACCAAACTGTCAGACTGGAGAGAGGCGGATTCGACGCGCTTCTGGACTTCTTTGCCAGAGCACAATCTCCATTCAATCCTAGGATTGTCGGAGAATACGTCAACCGCCGTAGAACGATCTCTCGTTCTATATGGGAGCCCCAGAACCCAGGTGCTCACTTGGATGCTGAGTCACTTCGTAAACGGATCTTTTGAGCAAGCCTTTAACAAGGCCCGTCAAGAGATTAAGAACAGTCGCAAATTCCTTATCACTTTTGATATGGATATTTGTAGCTGTCCGTTTAACGGAGTGCTGTTAGCATACAAAAATGAGTTCCTGGATGGTATACAAGACTTTTGCAAGCTCGTAATTGAGCGCGCATTGTCGCAGTCTGAGCTCG